TCCACCAAATTGTGCAAATCCGAACTCATTCTTTTTCGTTAAGCACTGTTTCGGATTTGTTTTCATAGCAGAGGACGTAGGTTAGTCTACGTCCTTTTTTTTCGGCGTTTCGTAGGTAAGAGCCTGTTTGGAATCACCAATGCCAGCGGTAGTTGGGTCAGTCACGATACCGAGAATCGTAAGGACTGCGAACAGGGCGTTTACCACAGCAAGTAGTTTATCACCCAATTCACTCATGTCGAGGGTGTAGCCGAAGACAGCGGCAACCACCTGTACCAGTAACAGTACCGCCGGAATCAGAGCAATCCAAAAGCTCTTGTTTTTGATACGCACTTTCCAGTTAATCATAGGTCATTTCCTCCTTAAATTTGATGTTTGAAGTAGTTAAAGTAGTTGAAAATCGGTTTTTGCGTAAACTTTTTATAGATACGCGCGTATATAGAGGAAGTTATACGAAAAAAGCCAAGAACAGCTACTTTAACTACTTGGGTTAAAACAGCTTATTGACCTCGGCTTGCACTTCGGAGGGGTTATATCCTGCCTGTTTCAGCCGATTTACACGGGTTGCACCGTTGCCCCAAGTAGACCAACGTGGGTCAGAGCAAGTACCACGAAAAATTTCTTTGGCGATTTCAGCCGCCGATTTCTTGGTAACACCGCTCTGAACGGTTGCGCCGTAATTGGTGGTAATAAATGCGTCATATCCGGCGGCTTTGAGCTTCGCCACCATGTTATCCGCATTTGCTTTCTGTGCGAAAGCCCCTACCTGTACCTTATAGAGATTGCCGACCTGTACTATGTAGGTAGCGAACCCTGCCGCCTTGAGCTTTGCTGCCCATGCGTCAGCGTTGGGACGCTTCGAGAACGCCCCTGTCTGCACTCTGTACAATGTTTTACCGTCAGAGGGTACATCTACCTTGCCAGTGTCTGTAGAACCGCCTGTGAGACGCTCAGTGACCTCTGCGGCAAGGTTGCCGAGACGGTTATACAGCCAGTCTCCCGGGCAAGACTTATTGGCGAACCATCTGTGGACAGTCAAAACCATCTCATCGGACTTCGGCTCATAGGCGAGGGTCTTACCCTTATCGCCCAACCACAAGAGCTTGCTCTTACCGTTACGCTGACAAATATCAACGCACAGGTTCACGAGAGACGCATACACAGCGTCATTGAACGCATACGGAGCGGTCTTGTCAGACGCACACTCGATAGTAACTGCTCGCTGGTCGTTCTCACGACTGGACGAACACCACGAACGATTTTTCTCCTCAACGCTCATGGAGATACGACCGTCAGTGCCGATACCGTAGTTGCAACTCGCCTGTCGAGAGGTGCTGATAAAACAGCCACAGATACTCTCTGCGGAGAGCTGACCTACTACACAATGCGGCGTGATACGGTCAATAGAATGGGTTCTCTGCCCGGAATGGTTCGGGGAGAGGTTGGTGTAGACCACCAATGGACTGTTTGTGTAACTCATTATTTATCGTCTCCTTTGTGAAGATTTTCTAAATCATCGAGCCGATGATTTATGACTTTTATGTCTCTTTCTATAACGGGTATGCGCTGCGCAAAGTTGTTGTGCATTCTTACTTCGCGTGTAAGCTCTTCTAACTTCGTGTCCGTCACCGCTTGGTTACGCTCAAGCTGTGCGGTCATTCTGCGAGAGGTGCTTATTGATGTTATTATCACGCCTAAGAGGGCAAGTCCGCCCGATATAAGCGCGACGGCTACAGCGTCACTCATTTGCTCCCTCGCTTTCTTTAACTGCCGTTATCAAGCGATTTGCTTCATCCGGCGTGAGCCATTTCTTAGCACATCGTGCTAAATTATCTACCGATATTTTTCCGAGAATATACCGCTGCCAAAGAAAATCATACATTATTGTTGTCCTCCTCGATTATAGTGAGCATTATCTCTTGGATTGCTTGAGAATTAGCTTCTATTCGGTCTTCCACCGTCAGCGGGATGTGCTCTTCAATAGAAGTTAATTCCTCGTTGGTCTCAATGAGTTCACCATCTACGTATTTTTTCATACAATACACCTCTCTACTTGAAATACACTTGAATTTGGGTTCCTACCGGGAGTAATCTGGACGTGCCCCCCGTGGCACTCAGCGTTAACTTTTTAAAATGGTTTTCTTCTTCTGTTTTCCCGGGGAGCTTTATAACGCCATATCCGACTTTAGGAAATGCCCCGTAAGGAGAGGAGTTCTTGTTTAGCACCCCCCAAGTAGTACAGCACGCGAAGGGGGTGGACAGCTTAAGTCTAAATCCTCCTAAGAAATTAAGACCAGTATTGGGCTTTATAACTGTATTACTGCCGTCACCGCCGCAGGAGATGAAATAATTCTTGCTTCCTCCTGCACTTTCAAACTTTGCCATAACATATGCCAAGCTCTGCGTGGGAGGGGGCACAACAAGCGTTACAAGAAGCTCGGTTGGATAAGCTCCTATCGCGCTTGTCGCGAAATTAAATTCTACGCTCGAGACCTCGGCTTCTAACGTCTGCTTAGACCACAATTTAAATTCTTTGAAATCGCTGGATTCTTCTATAGTAGCAATTCGTAATTCGTGGTCGTATAACATTTCAGTTGCAACTTTGTTTTGCACGGGGTTTTCTGATGTTTCGGACAGTTCGGTGTCAACGGTCATTTTAATGTCGTTGACTTTGGCTTTTTTTGTAACCCCAAGCTGCACCACCGGAAAAGTTTCTTCTCCCGTTAATGGGGTAGCACTATTAGGGAGCTCTGAAATCTTAGCCATTTTTATCGTCTCCTTTTAATTTTTTTATTTCTCTCTTTAAATTTGCAACTTCGTCCGACAGTTCCTGTACGGCTTTAGCGCAAAGTGATATGTAAGAGTATAAGTTTATAGACTTCCTGTCAGCACCTAATATCTCGTTCGGTGCTTCGTCAGCCATAATACCCAACGGAATGTGAGTGTCATTACCTTTCATCGAGTAGGTATAGAAATGTAGCTGGTTAATCTTGGCGATAGCACTTATCTCATCAACGGAACGTATATCTGTTTTTTTGTCTCGGTCTGATAAAGTCTCCCACGCCGTAGCCGTGCAAGTACCAATTACTTGAAGATTCCCTCGCACGGCTCCGTTACCATCAACGAGAAGAGCGTCTTCTTTATCATCTTTGCTCATTACCATAATGCCATCGTTCACGTGACACCACTCGTCAACCGTTACAGTATTGAACGTACCCAAGTCAGCAACTACAGTATCTGCTGTTACAAAAGGATTTTCTATCTCGCCTCCGCAGAATTGATACCATCTCCCCCACGAGTAAGAGGTATCATCAAGTGAAGCACTTCGCATAAATACGCGCCCAGTATTTTCTACTTGAGGGTAGTAGGTCTGTACGACCCACCCAGTGTGTCCTATCTGTTCTACTTTAATGATACCAGCTGTACTGTATTTAGTACCATTCACTAATTCGGGAAGGTTGGCGATACTGTTTGCAACAACGTTATTCTCAATATGATAATAACCCGGGGTTGTGATGTAGTTCATATCGGCTCCGGTTTGAAGTATTGTAGGCACTGTCATTATAGGGTTGCCACTTACTACTCCGTCGCCGAATACAAATCCGTTCACAGATTGAAATGTAAGCGGACGATGTTTGTCATCTTCCGGGTGAGGTTCATACGTACCTTGAGAATCGCACTCATAGGGACTATCAATACCCATATATCCGAGTTTCGTTACGCTTCCGTTATCGTCATAACTTTCAAACGTAGCACCTAATACACTACCTCTCTGTCCGCTATCGCTGAATTGGATAGGGTTAAGAGACATCCTTAAAGCGACATCGTTTTTTCCCGTCTTTTCATCGGGTGTAGGGTTGTACTTCTCGACTGTCACGCCGCCGTTGTGTTGGAGAATCTGATTACCATCCGTATATAGTACATCTCGCTTACCGATGTCAGTTACTTTGATTTTGCCGTCGGACACGTTAAGACCCTTACTGCTTATCAATACGCCGTTATGCGAGACCTCAGAAGGAGCACACGTCCAATTGTTGAGTGTTAACCCCTCCTCGAAAAGTATGCCGTCCAAATCGAAGTAAGCTGAACTATCGTCAGTAGAGGTAATACTGTCACAATGTGCGGCTATTAACAGATTACAGTAAGCCGTGCTATTCGGAGGGGTAATTGTGGTGTGTACTCTCTGCCACAAGGTGTTATTGCTATCCGTATAAGTCACGGGGCATATAGACGTGCTCAGCACCTGTTTTTGCTCGTTGAGCCATTGCAGTTTGACAAGAATTTGTCCGGTAGCTGTGGCTGAGGACGATATAGTACCCGTTTTGTGAGTCTTGATACGGTAATAAAACGATAGACAATGTGTAGTAATGTTAATTGGAAAAGGACTACGAGTTGAATATCCGAACGCGCTGTCACTCACAGCACTTAACTCACTCTTTCTGCCTATAAAGGTATCAATGTGGGCTTTGCCGTTGTCAAACCCGGCTCCCTCGCGAGGGGCTTCCCCCGAATGTCCGTCTACTCCGGCGAACGGGGCAGGGTCATAATTATCACCTAATCCACACTTTGCAAAGTTCCAATACTCGTTATGTTCGTAATCTACAGCTTCTCCCAACTTGTTAAGAGTAACATCGTAGTACAATGCGTTCGCTTCAAAGGACGAGTCTAATACAAGGTTAGTTCCGCGTTCCGGCTGACCTATAGACATCTTGTCTGTAGTAATACTCTCCGCTCTTATCCACTCAGCTTGAATACCTATTGTATCTAATAGCGAGAATAGAGCGTTACCGTACTTGTCTGTCCCGGAACTCCATACAGGCGAACCGTTGTTCCATCCGCTATACGTTGTGAAAGAGCCTGCTGCGTTCCTCATGCAGATGTACTGTGACTCTTCAAGAGTTGTTGCGTCGTGCCAATAGTACGTTATTGCGCCTGTATCGTCTGTCACTTCCGTATGAAACAAACCTAACGACATAGCAGCGGCGTTGTTGAGGTAATCCGTAGCTTTCTCCTGTGCAGAGAGGTCATAAGCGGTTTTAGCTATCTGTTTCTGCTGTTTCTTGACTATTAGTTTCTGTTGAGACGTAAGGCTGCCTTGGGCGGCGTAACCACCACGTGCCTGTGTTTCTCCTTTAGCTGATATATCGGAAGCACCGTTCAGCGTATAATTAACATTAGTTAATATAGTAGTTACGCTCTTGCTCTCGCTGTAATCCTCGGTGGTTAGCTTAACTCCGTCCTCGGTCGTCAGAACCGCGTCAGACTCTGTGTCTATGGTGTCTCCGTCCGGTACTTTGGTTTGAAAAGCAACGACGTCCATAGGGTACAGATATGGAGCGGATTTTATCTTAGCTGAAAAAGGGCGATAGGTAAGACCTACTCGCTGTGACAGACCGCTTGCGACTGGCTCACCGTTCGAGATGAGACTGTTATCGGATATAGCAATGGCGTAATCATCTGTAAAAGGTGAAGTTTTGTATACCTCACTGTCGGTTACGTCAACTTCAATGCCCGACAGAGTTATATCGTTCTCTGCTACGTCACTACTGTAACGTATAGAGGGGGTTATAGTTATGTCGGATTGATTGTTGTACCACTCAAGCCGGAGTTTACCGTCCCAGTCCATATAACCGCAAGTACCTGTTATCTCGCATATCCACTTTAATATCTGTCGATATGTCAAGTTCTCATCAGTAGGCTTCTCTGTAACTATATAATCGGAGTTAAGAAGAGTGCTCGGAGTAGTAGATAAAGATACTGCGCATATGTTGCATAATCTGACAAGAAGCTCCGCTATGGTGGGGGCGTTGTAGAACAGTTCCGCTAAATCTGCGTCAGATACGGTTCGGTCAAAGTGCGCCATTCTGTCAAGGCTCGTTATAGATATGGTGTTCAAGGCTCGGGGAGGTGCGTCCACTATGAACACACCTAAAGGCACATAGTGCATATCCGCTGTGCTATCGTCCCAATCCTTAATTCCAATCTTGACAACAAGCTCCGCTCCCTCAAAGACTACATTGTCAAATCGACCGTCTTTGTTATCAAGTGCAATGTCGCACTCTGCCGAGACTACTGAGCCTATTTCAATTTTATCTCCTGTAACAGAGTACCTATCTACCGAAAATCCGCCATTCGTGATGTCGGAGGACGAGAGGGTTAAAGGTTCACCGCTGATTGGCTTTACTTGTATATCAACTACCTGTTTTTTCCCGCTGTTAAAAAGCTTAATGACTTCTTGCGAGACTTTATACATTCTCTCTCATCCCTTTCTTGCGATTAAATCAAAAGACACGTTCTGCCAAAGACCCATACGAGTGTTATAGAGCGGTGCGGTACGGTCTCCGACGTAAAACACTTTAGTTATGTAGTCGCCCTCCATTGCATCCAGATAGCATACGGTAATGTATTCGGGGTTAAACATTTTAAGAATAGCGGAAACTTCTTGTGTCGATATGTTATTCCACGACAGCTCTATTCCCACGGTTTGACCTATACGATTTTTGTGCATTACCGTATCTTCTGTTCGCCCTGCGTCGGAAGCTGACACGTCAGCCAGCTTCCACTGATAAGAGGAGGGACAACGACAAGTTTTTCCGTCTACACTTTTAATAGGGTTAAATTCCATACGTTGTACCTCCTTATCCTACAGGGACGGTAATTTTACCGTCTCGACGGTTCTTACGGTTCAGACCGTCAACAACATCGCCAGCTGTTATAACAGCCCTTACGGTTTGGTCTTTATCAAGTAAACGTCTGAGCAAGTTGTTCTGTTCACGAAGAAGCGCGTTTTGTTCGTTATTAGCGTCCGTAGTGATTTCTCGTAAGACAGAAGCCATTGCGCTTTCATCACAAGAATTTCCGTAAATCCTCTCAGTCTCGTCATAGACGGACTGCGAAAGGATATTCGAGGGGTCATAGGTTACTTGAGTAGCAAGGTGGGAGTTCACAGCTTCCGCGCTTACAAGGACAGACTGAATAATAGCATTTGCACTCGTAACCAAGGTGTTGTTGAGCGTCTTCCAAACGGGGAGGAACTGAGCCATACCAGCAATGATAGAACTGTGCATAATCTGTCCCATCTGAAAACGGTTGAGGACTTCGGTATTGCCATTCACATGACCCACCAGCTCTGCACCGCTCTCACCAGCAACGAACATAGAGCCATGCGCCCGATTCGTTCCGCCTGCATACTTCGGCATTGCGCTCCACATATTCGAGGTGATAATACCGCCGGAAGCGAACATCTTCACGCCGCCGTTTGCACCAACGATACCGCCGTTCGCCAGTCCGAAGAAATTCTTAATAGAAGACCAGCCGGATTTGAAAAGTGAGATACCGACAGATACAGAAGTGCCTATGAAGTTCGAGATAGAACTCCAACCGTTTTTCCATAGAGAGATACCAACACCTACGGTGTGACTACCAATCCAGTTCTTAATCGTTGACCACCCAGACTTGAAAAGCGAAATGCCTTGAGCGATAATAGGAATACTACCAATCCAGTTCTTTACGGTAGACCAGCCGGATTTCAGCAACGAAATTCCTTGACTGACAACTGGGATATTGCCAATCCAATCCTTGACCGACTGCCAGTTGCTCTTTGCGAGTGCGATAGCTTGGTCTACGGTAGGAATATCGCCGACCCAGTTTTTCACAGAAGTCCAGCCATCTTTCACGAGCTTTACGCCAGTATCAAAAGAGAGACCGTCTTTCGTTTTGTCAGACCACCAATTCTTTACGTTATCCCACCATTCCGAAGCATTGTTCTTTACTTCGGCAAGGAATTGAACAGGCTCGCTGTCCTTGACTTTATTTTTGAATTTGTTCCACTCGTCAGATATATTTCCGAGAGCTTCCTTAATTCCGCTCACCATCGAATCCCAGCTAACGGGTTTTCCAGTAGCGAAGTCTTTGACCCCATCAGCAATGAGAGCAAGACCAAGAGGAATACCAACACCTGTTAAACACAGTATGAGACCAATGGCGAGTTTGCCGAGAGAACCACCCATTGATTTAATCTTGGTAAAAACTTCCTTGATTTTGTTTTTTATAGTTTCCCAGTTAATAGCTACTGCTGTACCGAGAGCAGCCGCACCCGATAATATCAATCCGATACCGAGAGGAATACCAACCCCGGTACAAACAAGAATGATACCGATTGCGAGTGCCGCCGCACCAGCGATAGCAAGTACCTTAGTCGTTACGCTCTTAAGCTTGTTTGTCAAAGTGTCCCAGTTAAGGGCTACAGCCGTACCGAGAGCCGCTGCCCCAGCAAGGATAAGACCTACGCCGAGAGGAGTTGCAGCTCCTGTGAAAGCAAGAATCATACCTATGGCAATGGAAGCCGCCCCAACAACAAGAAGAATCTTCGTAATAGTCTTTTTGATATTGTCCGGCATAGTATCCCAATTCAATCCGACCGTTGCGGCAAGACCGACAGCACCAGCGGCAATCATCCCAATACCCAACCCGGTTGCAACTCCTGTAAGAGCGAGGATTGCACCAATACCGATTAAAGCACCACTCACGATAGCCACTATGCTTAGTACGGAGCTTTGAACATCACCTGTTAAGGAGTTCCAGTTTAAGGCTACTGCCGAAACGACAGAAACAGCACCAGCGGCAATCATTGCAACACCGAGAGGAACGAGTCCTGCCACAGCGAGAATTACACCTAATGTCAGTAAAGCACCTCCAACAATGGCTGTAAGCATACCGATTGTCCTACGGAGAGGGTCGGACATCGAATCCCAGTTAAGACCGATTGCCGTAACCATGCCAACAGCACCAGCCGCCATCAATGCGATACCGAGAGGAATGTCAACGCCAGTAAAAGCGAACAAAGCACCCATCGCCAGTAACGCACCGCTCACGATTGCCATGAGAATGGACAGAGCGTTTGACAGGTCTCCGTTGAGGGACTTCCAGTTAATAGCTACTGCTGTACCGAGAGCCGCCGCACCAGCCACTATGAGACCAGCACCGAGCGGTACATTGACACCCGAAAATGCAAGGAAAGCACCGATAGCCAACAGGAAGCCACCCAACACTCCAGTAACGAGAGTAAGTACCCTCGCCAACCGTTCCGACATTCCGTTCCAGTTCTCCATTACCGAAGCCGCCAAACCGACAGCACCAACAGCCATGAGACCGATACCGAGAGGAAGGTTTGCACCTGTGACAACAAGGATAGTACCGATTGCCAACAGAAATGTACTGATAACGGAAGTAATCTCCCACATAGCGTCCTTAATCATCTGAACGATTTCGTCAACCTTAGAAGTGATTGCGTCACCGAGGAAATCGTAGGTAGGAAGGTCAATGCCTAAATCTCCACCACCGATACCAGCACCCAAGCCGTCACCGCCACCGCTTCCACTTCCACTGGAACTATCGTCTTTAGACAGAATGTTCAGCTCGTCAATACCGAGCAGAGCATTTTTTAGCTTCTTAGCCGCTTTCCCGGCTTTACTCAGCCCATCAGAAGCGTCCCCGGCGTTGTTAGCCAAATCGCCAACCGCAGTAGCACCAGCAGAAACGCCAGAATAATCTACCTCCGGGAGTGTGAATCCGAACAGACTTGCGATAGAGTCTGCCAGCATACGGACAACCTTCACCAGAGCTATCGCATAAGGTATAACGGCGTTGAGCATGGGAATAAAGATATTACCCAAAGCTCTTGCACACTGCGTAACTTGTGCCTTTAAAATACGAATCTGGTTTGCCGGAGCGTTCAGAGTACGAGCCATATCGCCTTGAGCGGTGGTTACCTGTGTCATAATTGCGTAGTAGCGCAACTGCGACTTTTCAGCCTGTGTCATAGCAGAGACCTTTTTCTTGATACCGAGAGCAAGAGCTTCCTCTTGCAGTCTTGCAACAGACAGGTCGTAACCCAGTCTACGAAGCGGCTCAAGCTCACCCGAGATACCCGACTGTAACTTCTGCATTGCGTCCTCAAACGTAATGTTGAAAAACGAAGAAATATCGTAGCCGAGCTGTGTGAGGTTCTTAGACATAAGATACGCTTTATCGCTCGCCACGCCGAAACCGCTTATGATGGTATTGAACACACCTTGATTATGCATGAACTCACCCGGGTCGATACCGAGGGCTTCGCTGACTGCTTCAGCATAGTTCTGTGCTTCCTCCGTGTATTTACCCATAGAAGCGGTAAACAGGTTCAAATCCTCAATGTACTGGTTGGACTGTGTTATCCACGAAGCAATTACTCTCGCACCATTACGAACAACGCCCATAGCCATTTTGATTTTGGCATACAAATTCATGTAACTATTTGTCGCCTTATTGTTCTCTTGCGAGATTCTGTTCGTGGCGGTAATAGCTCTCTGAATGTTCGTAGGAAGACGACTGAACGCCGCAGTCACAGCATTAAGCTGATTCGTCAACGGAGCAAGAGCTGTAGACAACTGTTGAATCTGGCTGGTGAATTTAGTCATATCCATGTTGTCGAGGATGTCTGCCAGCTTCGGTAACTTATTGAGCGCATTGATAGTGGACTTTAGCCCGGAGGCGTTCAGATTGTTCAACGGTTGAAGTGCTGTACCCAGCTTCTCCATAGCACTGAAATCTACACCAGTGAGGGAAGTGGCGGCACTGCCGATATTTCGAAGCTGATTTCCGATGGAAGATGAAATTTTGAGACTGCCGAGACCTCTCAATTTATCCAAACTGGAAGCGAGCTTGTCAATTTTGTTTGCCCCGGAACTATCCATACTTTTAAGGGCGGAATCGAGATTGCGTACTTGATTTGCAACGCTTGTTAATCCGATACCGCCCTTAATTGCATTTTTGACTTTGGACAAAGAAGCGGAAAGAGCGTCTATACCAGCGACAGCCGAGGTGGAACTCGACTGAACTTCCAATTCGAGTTGTTCAATTGTAGTAGGCATAATACTCACTTCCTTTCTTGTAACTGCTTATTTGCCTGTACCATATACGCTTGCATATAGCGCAGACCCTTATCAGACTTAGCCTTTTCCTTCTTGAGTTCTGCTTCCTCCATCGTCTTTTTAGTGATGGCATATGCTTCCTCAACATAAGGTTGGGCTTTAGTTCCCTTTTTGGCGAAAGCACGAAGAATCGGAGACAGACGAGAAATAGCGTCATAAATGTACATACCCTGTAACCACATTTCTTGATTGACCCTCTCTTTGCGAAACTCCTCCGCTTTGCGGTAGGACTTCACGAGAGTGGAATCTCTATCCCAGTATTGTTCTTCCGTCATGCCTATTGATAAGTAATAGGGGAACTTAGCAAGAAAAATCTCCGAATAAGAAGGGGGAGCAGAGCGATTCTCACGCTCGCTCCCCTCGTTAGCGAATTCATCTGTCAACAGCGAATCACTTACCAACTCGCTGTCCAGCTTACGTTTCCCTCGGATTCCTCGGGTTCTTCGACCAGTGCCATAATCGGTTCGTTATACATTTCTGCAAGCTTACCGATAAGTTCCTCTCTGTTCGTCATGTGAGAGAGGATTTCGTTGATAACTTCCTTCTTTACGAAACGATGATGTGCAAGGAACGCACCTTCAAACAGTGCCGGGAGATTGGTCATAGGTTTCTGCTCGACCTCTGCCGCAATGAAGCCCTTCTTCTCCATTTCCGTAACCGTTCTGCGAGTAAACTCAAGGACATATTCTTTACCCTCGAAAGTGAATTTCAACTGCTTTGCCATGATGATTTATCCTCCTTATTTTTTCTTACTCTGCGTCCATGCTGATAGGAGAGGACGGAGCGATAGTGATAGTCATTTCGACAACCTCGTTCGTGCCGCCGCCGTTAGCATAAACAGACAGAAAACCTTTAAACTTAAACTTACCGCTGTCACCAGTAGGAGTGACGACATCGCCAGCTTCCGTACCACCGAACCAAACGGCGAACTCCTTCTCCGCACCTTCCAGTGCTTTCAGCTTCTTGTATTCCTCGAGAGTGTAGTTCGCAGTGAACTCAAGAGAATCGAGGGACTGAATACCCGGAATGTAAGTCTGCATTTTGTCAGACAGAGTAGTAGTTTCCAGCATTTCCGGCGCACCGCCGAGGTCGGGAAACTCCTTAATGTCAATCAACTTCTCCCATGCGGTAGTATTCTTCTGCATGAGAAAAATCTTGTAAGTGTTAATAGCCATGGTTGTTTACCTCCTATAAATAGTTTTGTTTTTAGAGACGATAGCCCTGTATCGAGCCACCATTCTGTAAACTGTTGCGTCTTCCTCGTTGGGAACAGGGTTCATAAGGGTTCGTGTGAATCCGAGTGCTTCCATCTTGGAATCAATGAGAGCGATGATTGCTTTACATTCAGTTTTCTTGCCGCTCATTTTGTTAGAGTAGACATTCACCTCGTAAAGCACCTGTACGTGGTTTTCGATACACCCGGAATCTCGAGTGTTACGATAAACTTGATTGTCTGTCTCAATGAGAGAAACACAAGGAAAGGAAGGTGGAGACTTGACATATTCGCCAGTCATATAGATTTTCGGGTATTTCTTTCGTACCTCTGCGGACACGATATTGAATACCTCTGTCTCAATGTCAATCACCCGAACACCTCCTTTGCGATAGACTGAATATCATTACAAACGGTAGTGATTGCAAGAGCCATCGGCATACGAGCCGGAGTACCACGAGACAGCTTCAATTCGCCATTTTCGTAGAATCCCCAAACCTCTTTTTTGCCGTTACCCTTACCGAATCCACCGATTGTCATTCCCAGTTCTGCACCATGAGGGTGAGGGGACGAACCGGGAGAGCCATTATGATAGACACCAGCACCAAACTCAACCCACACAGCGTCTTCACCACTTGCGACAACGACAGTAACCGACCCTCGGTTGTCAACCGACACATCGACTTGTGCGTATCGTGGAGAAGTTTGCCCTCCTTTGAGAATCAGCTCGTCAACGATTGCACCGCTGAATCCGCTTTTCGCTTCATCAGCCAGCCGTTCGGCTACTTTCTCTCGGAGGAGTTCTGTTTTTCTAAGGATTTCTTGTTTGTAATCAGCCAGCTCTTTCATAGCTCGGTTGATTTCACTCGTTGACAATCCGAATGAGATAACTTTTCTACCCACTGACAGTCACCTTGCTTATCGCAATCGACACGCTGTTCAAGCTCTTGGCTACCTTCTTGACGATATAATCGTGAGGAGTAATGACCTCCCCATCATCGTTCGTAACCAAAGCCCCGGTTTCATCGACCTGTGGCGTTTTATCGACCCATAGCACTGTGTACTCGTCAATAGGGGGAGCGTCCGTCCCCATGACAATCACTTTGTCATAACTCTCGCTTTCTCCAAACTGTCGGGTGCTTGTTTCGCCCTTTGCAGCAGAAATGTTAGCAAAAAACTCCACTGGATTGTCTCGAATGATTTCGTATTCCCCTGTAACATTTCCGTATTCGTCCGTCTTAGGGACTTTTTCTATGTAGAGAGCGTAGAAGAATCTGCTCTTGTTTCGTTCCATCATTCTCATTTAATCACCCCCACATGAGGAGTAACCCCCTTGAGCATTGAAGGCGGAATATCAGCATTTTCATAGCTTCGGGAGATACCGTTCTCGGAATGAGAGGTCTGACCCTCCGCACCACGCTTGTTCAGCATATAAGCGGCAATCTCGCATTGGAGAGTGTCGTACTGTGCCGGAACTTCTGTCGCACTGGAATCATACGGATATGCTCGATTGATGATTTTACGACCAGCCAGTTTAAGATAGGTGGACAGCACTTCGTCACTGTCCGAACCACCGACCATCGCTTTGAGAGCAATCAGCTTTTCTTCCTCGGTCATGTTGTCCACCTCCTTTACTTAGGCAAAAGTGATTTCGTAGAAACCTTCGGTCTTAGGGTCAGACTTAGGAGTACCAACGATGTAACCGTTGTCGGTCTTAGCGTAGTAAACCTTGTCCTTAGTTACGGTAGTGTCCGCAGTGACCTTAGCCGTACCTTTGCAAACCTTGACAGCCTTAGTAGCGTCAGTCAAAGCGGCAAGATAATACTTACGAGAGTAAATATCATTCTTACGATGGTCTGCGTCACGCTCCTGTTCGATTTCAACACCCTTCTTGTTGAAAATCGTTACAGCCTGTCGAGTAGCAACTACGACAGTACCCTTAGTAGCGTCCTTCTTGGTGTAAATGTTTACACCAGCGACAGTACCTACATAGCCGGAACGTGCGTATGCTTCCACATACTTGAGGTCTTCTGCGAGGTTCTTACGAAGCTCAGCAGTATCAGCACCGTTAATGAAAGCGAAAGTCTGCGGAGCAACCTTCTCCGGCTGATTGTCAGTGCTTTCAATGTTCAGACTTGCAACAGCGTCTACGAAAGCGGCGAAGTTGAACTTATCTGCAAGAACAACCATGGTAGCCTTCTTGAACTCGCCATAAATGTCACCATTCACGGTGTTGAACAGGTCAGTACCCATGTGACGAGTGCCGACAGGAACGAGCATAGGGTCGGTCATTTCCTGTTCGTCAAAATACTCGAACTTGTTCTGTGCCATGAGAATCTTGTACTCCTCCGGAGTATAAGAAACCTCAATGGACTTGGTGTTACCTTCGCCCATACCGAGCTTTTCAGTGCCGTTGGTAGCCTTGTAAACGTTAATCTTGCGAATCATACCAGCAGTACCCACGAGGGAGTTATCAACAGTACAGAACTGCTGTAAATCGAGGTGGGAATTGAACTGGTCTTCAACCTCATTGGAGAGGAAGAAGTTGTCATAAATTTTATGAGCCATTACTCATTACCTCCTGTATCGTTATTGGTGTAGAGGGCTTTGTAGTCCTCAGGATTCTTCACAGAATAATCGTATTTCTCCTGTGGAGACAGCTTACGGAACTTCTCAAGTGTCATAGTCTCGGAATCTCCGTCCGGGGTCGGTTTCGGTGTAACTTTAAGGGCTTCCGCACGAACCTTCTTCTCGACATTCTCAAGATGTTTCTTCTGATTGGCGAAAACCTTCTCGGTATCACCATCAGCCATTGCTTCTGCGGTAGCGTCAGCCAACTTCTCCTCATAACCCATGCCGAGCAACTTTGCCTTGAACTTGGAAACTTCGCTTTCGCGGAGCAGTTTGTCATACTTGGACTGTAACTCCTCACGTTCCTCCTGTTCCTTCTGCTTTTTCTGCTCGTCCTCGGTGAGCTTTTCATTAAGCTCTTTCTTCTTAGCCGCAAGCTCGGAAGCCGTCTTGTCGAAAATGTCCTTCTTCACATATCCGCTGTAATCGGGGTCTTCGGTCTCGAACGCTTCAAGAGCGGCGATTTTCTGTTCTGGGGTCATGTCGGCGTAGCCGTCAATCTTGCTAATGTCAATCTTTGCCATGTTGGAATCCTCCTGTCTTTTAATGTCTTCTGTGACAATGTTTTGCGGTTTAAGTCTTCTCTGACTATTGCGATTTAAGGCTTCTCTGCCTATATTCACAGCGGTTTACCACTTAAATATCGTTATTGTCCGGGTCATCATCGCCCCCGGAATCATCGGGAGTGGTCTTCTCGGCAATCTGTGCTGCCTTTTCCTGCTGCTCCTTGTAATACTTCATGCTCATGGTGTAAGCAGATTCAGCGTCAGAGAACATTCCGCTATGCTGGAACGCCAACTGTGGGTGAATCTTAGGCTCTTGGAGCATGGAGATAAGGACTTGAGACTTACTCTGAATGGCTTCGTAGTTACGGCGAGTGAACTTCATATCAATGTCACTCAACTTGAGTGTGAGACCGCCGAGGTCTCGACAGATACGAAGAACCAACTTGAGCATTTTCTTTTCTGCTCGCTTGAAGACATTCTCACTGTCCTTTGCTCGAGCTTCTGCGTCAGACCAACCATCACGGAGTAACACGGCAGAACCAGTGTCACTCGTGGAAGAACCACCGTTACGGTTTGGCATACCGCAGATAGTGAGCATTGCGTTGTAGTAATCGTCTTTAAGGGTCTGCGATTGTGTCTGATTCAGCTCTGTGGTGACTACACCTACATCGGCGGCTTGTCCGTCAACAGACTTCACTTTGATTGCGCCGAGCTGTAAGAACTCCTCGTATTCCTCTTTGGTAATGTCGCAGTTAATGAACTTGATAAAAGCCTGTACCAACTGCTCCATACCGTCCATACGGTTACTTTCAACATTATTGATGGCGTCCAGCAAAGGAAGTACGATTTCAAATGCACCCAGCCGAGCATTATTAGCTGGATATTCAATAATCGGAATCATGTCGAGGGCATGAGGTTTGGATTCAACCAAAATGTCTCCGTCCACGAGGTAATAGCGATTCTCGGTGTAAATCGAGTAGTGGAAAATCTCGTTATCGTCCTTGCTGTACTTAACCGCCATCAGCGGTTTGTTACCGATTTCGTTTGAATACACAACGAAGGTGTCTCTCGGGTCGAGCGTGTACAGTTCAAAAGGAGCTTCGTCTTCCTCACCCGGTTCATCGGGAAGGACAAGACGGAACGCCGTACCACAAATCATCTGCCACTCGACAAGCTCTTGGTCTTGAGCGGCTTTGTCCTCTGCGAACATATACTCGTTGAGGGTGTTAATCTGCTTAACGATTTCCTCGCCACCATTACGGCTGACGTACTGAATCGGCTCACCACACAGATACCCAACCTTGAAGGACACGATTTCGTTTGCACGATTCTCAGTAATCTTATTGCAGATTTCGGGGCGAACGTCTTTGACACGATTTCTGATTGGCTGGTCTCCACGGTAATACTTCCACAGGTAGTCAATCTCACTGCGGTTCAACTCGTGAGTAGCGAGAGCCTTACGAAGAACATCAACCACGTTTTCGTCCGTGATTTCTGTTATGCTGGTCTTGATAATGCGCCGACCGCTCATAAATCGTGTCTGACTTAGATATTTCGGCTTGCTCTCGTCAATTTGATGTGCCACGTTCCTTCCTCCTTTCTGCATACAAAAAAAAAAAATATAGGTGCATGACTGCTTGAGGTCTAAATTACCTCGTGCAATCATGCACCTATTCAAACTTGTTCTTTTTACTACACTATGATACCACAATATATAGTGGAAGTCAATACTATAACACACTATATATTGATAATTATGTAGAAAGTATGGATAACTTATATGACCTGTGCTACCACGGTCTCTGAAAGATTTCCACTTTTGCGCCGGACAGACTTTGTGCGAACTCTGCCAGCATAGCCATACCATCGGGAACATCATCGTGCTTGTTTTTACCAGCCATTGTGTAAGAGCAAAGCATATCCATCATTTTTCCGTAATCAGATTTCTTCTGATACATGGAACTGTTCTTGAATAGACAGTGTTCTTTTACCCATGCGCTGTTGACAATGATTTTCGTCTCCTTGTTGGCGGTGGTGAACTTAGTCGTGATACGAGTGATACCGCCACGCTTCTTGACCTCGTTCTGTACCTTTTCGGCAACACGCCCACCAGCGGAATTGCTCTCGAAACGACACATCTTGACTTTACAACGAAGCAGAATCTCCGTTAGCCTTGCGTCAACGATGTTTGGTAAGTTGTTATCACATACACAATCATCAATATAGTAGTTGTCACCATAGACATAAGCAACAGGAAGAAAAGCATAGTCAGTACCTTTGTCTTTTGTATCGCAGACAGCAATAATACCGTCCGGGTCTTCGGAAGGAAGCTCGAAATAGCGGCGAAGCTCGTCCTGTGAATAGACAAGTCCTTCACGCTCAATCGGCTCACACATGAACAATGCTCGCCAGCTCACTTCGTCCATGATTTCTCTCTGCTTATGCAGTGTTTCGGTGGAATACCCGACACCGTAATCATAATCGAAATTGGATTCATCGTTCTCGTCCAATGCCGGGATAACAATAAATTTTGCCTTATCCCAGTCCGCATACTGTCTTTGCAACCTTGCTATAACATCATGTACCGACCATGGGGTAGCAATGTGAAGCTCTCCACAATGGTCTCCCTGTTTACGCTGTCTCAAGTCAGTGGTGTAGGTTTCCCACAATTTATCAAGACGCTCTTTTGAGAGAGCGACCTCGATACCCGATATCAAATCGTCACAGTAGAGCAGGTCAACTGCTCGATACAAACCAGCGTTACCAGTACCGATAGAAGTAAACTCCAATGTCTCGAAACGCTGTCTGCGGTCAATGTCGATACGACAATCCTTCGCATTGGTATTCGATACAGTGACAGTAGGGAATACATCGTGCCACAGATACTCACCGTTCTTATCCAAAATACGCAGACATTCATCATACACCCCTCGGATTAAGGCATTACTATGACTGCCGGACAATTTCGGTTCGTTCGGATTTCTCCCGGAAACCCATGTTAGATAGAAAATTGCAAGCGTTGTTTTACCAGTTCCGGGGGGAAGGGAGATTGTCAGCAATTCAATCTTTCTTTCCGCAAGCTCCTGTAAAGCGTCCACCACCTGTTTCAGCACCTTCCTACGAGGTGGATAAAACTTCTTGTCTGGTTCTCTGTTCCACTCAACATAGAGCAAGTAAGAATCAAAATCATGAGGAGCGGCGGCAAGTAGCACTCGTTTATGAAGTGCAAACAGAGTTCGCAACGTCTTCTCATTCTGACAAGTAGTCATGTGAATGGAAATGTCTTCTGACAGAGCCTTGAGCCACTTTACACCGAGAGGTATATCGTTCTTCATAGCTTCTCGGCACATATAGTAGAGGTCTTCGCCAGCTTTCAAATCGCCGCTCTTGAACCTCTGATAAATAATTTCAAGTAATTGTTCCATAGTTACCTCCAAACAAAAAAAAAAAAAGAGTGCGTCACCGTTCAGAGAATTAAATCTCTGTGCGATAACGCACCCTCATCATTAAAATCTTTTTCTTCGTTTTCGTTTCCCTCAGTGGTGAGACTGCCCATTCATTTTTACAATCTCATAGAGTACCGCAAGGGGAAATATCAATATCGCCAGCACCCACATTTATTTCACTTCAATTTTCAAAGAATCTGTCCTAACAAGTTCTGACATATCTTTTCCACAGATGGACATTGAAAATTCAATCTCTTTGTTAGGTATTGCGCCGAGATTCCAACCTTGATTGAAGGTTTTTCCGGGTTGAATTGTAGCGATAACACCACTGGTGAATTGTTTCATCACACCATCAACAGATGAATCCATCGGTAGAATTGTTATTTCCTCATTGGATTTATTTTCCAATGACACGCTCATAATCGAGTTTGAGATTCCTTGATAGGTTGCTTTGATATATTCATCTTCGTAAATAACCTGTTGTTCAGATGTTTCAGATGTTTCAGATGTTTCAGATGTTTCAACTGTGGCAACAGATGAATCCGTGCTGCACCCGGAGACCGCCAGCATAAGCACTCCGGCAAGCATAATAGATAGCATTTTCTTCATTTCTATACCTCCAATGGGAGAATGGGGGAGTGTACGCCTTGTACCCAGCCCATATCTCCATATTTGTATTTGCCCTCATAGAAGGGGCGGTTAGATAAAATTCCTCGAATGGTGGACGGCTGAAATCTTTTGCCTTTTCGGGTTCGATATTCACCATCGTAGAGAATCTTGTCCAGTTCCGGGCGGTTGTCCTTCGCACCGCTTATTGTATCGGTCAGCCAGCACACGATTCCGTAGTCATTCTTACCAGCATAATCAGAAATCGCCTGTTTTTGTACCTCGATACCGTATTTATCGTCCGCAGACTGTTCCTCCGTAGATACACGGATATAACCAATCGCTTTCTTCATGAGATAATCACCCCTTATTCATCTTCATCTCCATCTCGAAATGTCCAATTTTTTAGAATATCTATCGCTTCTTTAGGTAAGTTAGGGATGTTTCGTAATTTTTCAAAATCTTTTCTGGCTTCTTTGACCAACCATCTGTTTCTTTTATTACTATAACATTCTTCATATTTTTCAGAATCATGCAAAGCTGTTTTTTCTTCTTCCGTCAAATCTTCGTAAGAATATCCCGCGCCCAATGTGTATGTTCTCTGTGTATAATCTGATAATGTAGTTTCTAACAAATGTTGATAATTGTTCATAATTTCAACCTCCTTTCTTTCGAAACGGATGATTTTCTCGCTTTAGAAGTAGTTAAAGTAGCTGTTCTTAAGGTTTTGCGTGTAACTTCCTCTTAGTACACGCATATATAGCAAAAGTTACCGCAAAAACTGATTTTCAGCTACTTTTCCTCACGTTTCGAGTAGGTGAGAACAATATCGTACCCGAGAGCTTTCATCATTTTTACGAATGTCTCATTGACTATGCCACTCGGTTTCTTCATTACTCGGTTGATGTACTGACCTGTCGTGCCGATTTCCTCACCTAACTGCTGTTGTGTCTTACCAGCTTCGAGGAGTTTCACCTTTACATCAACTTCAATGTTATTCTTAACCATGTTTTGACCTCCGTTACAGAATAATTGTAATATACTACTAACACGGCTGTGAGTCAATACATTTTAGATACTTATACCAACTTGAACGGCTGATATTAAGCTCCTCACAGCATTCCTCCACAGTCATTTCGCCGCCTTTTTGTTTTTCACGGAATTTTTGAAAAAGCTCTATCGGCAAGTCAAGGCACGGTCTGCCGTCCACTCGTATACCTTTCTCACGGGCGATAGCTTTTCCCTCTTGTGTTCGCTCTACAATCATATCCCGCTCAAACTCCGCAAAGCTCAACATGATATTACGAATGAGTTTCCCCGTAGGTGTACTATCCATAACACCGATGTTGAGAACATGGACGGTGATACCTTGTTCGATAAGTGACTCAATCAATTGACTGCCTTGCGCTGCACTACGAGCAAATCTATCCAGTTTGGTAACTATGAGCTTATCACCGCTTTTGAGGACGGATTTCAGTTTGTCAAATTCGGGTCTGTCCATTTTCCGCCCTGTAAATGAGTCATAGTAAATTTTCGTTGCTCCCGCTTCTTTGAGTAGGGCGGCTTGTCCGTCAAGACTGTTGCCGTCACGAGCTTGCCCTTTGGTAGAAACACGAGCATATCCGTAAATCATACAGATACCTCCTCGTAAACTAATACATATTCCTGTGAATTTTCTGTGCTTTGCACAACCAACTGAAATCCCATTGTTTCGAGCAATCTTACAAAAGTACCTACTTTCAAATCATTACGGGATAAAAGCTGACATATATTTGATTTCGTCCCCATGTCTGCATACTCAACTAATTCGCCTAACGATATGCTGTTAGCTCCCATGATTGCACGAACGGTTTCGATAGCCGTCATGGACATATCCTCCTCTCCGTTTAGCGTTTACTAAATACTGCGTATAACTTTCGCCAGAACGCACATATCTGGCAAAAGTTTCACACATCGTTTAGTGTTTACTAAATTATTCCTCAAGTAATTTGTCAAGATTGGATTTAACTTCTTCTTGAGATAACCCGTTATTAATCTGCCATTCTGTTTTATCTTTCAAGTTACTTCTGACGATTACTTCACAATCCATAGCTTCAACCATTTCGATGAAAGTGTCAACTCGCATTCCTTTTTCTCTCGATAAAGGATTGGAAATTGCAGAAGCGGTGGATTTATTCAATTTTGTCGCAAGAGATTGATTGCTAAATCCTCTCAATTTCATAATGTCTCTGACAATTTCATTTGGCTTCATTTTACATACCTCCTTTGAATAATTAGATTATATCACATACACATAATCGTGTCAACACTTTTTCGTGTAAAATGAGCTTTTTTATATTTTTCGGCTACTCGGCATACTCCCTTGCTCGGTTTTCCCCCCTTGTCAATCCCCCCCGGGGCATACCCCTACACCGCACAGAACGCCGCTACAAGCCCGAAAAAACGATGAACCCATACAAATATATACACCCACGCACAAAAGCCGCGGAAAACGTCCCACAATGCAAGCCAGATACAATGGGCACAATTAACCGAACAACCCACGCCCACGAACGACACAAGCCCGGGGCGAACATATCCCGGGCGGTTATTCTTGATTATATTTTACGTTTACCGGGCAGCGGTACACGCACGAAAAAAGCCCCGATTATATATCGGGGCTATAAAATCAGTTGTTCATGCTTAACAATTCAGCCATCACAACCAGCGGAAAAAGTAATATGCAAATAAGTGCCATTTATTCACCCTCCTATATTATGCGAATGTAAAGCGGCGGCTTTTCGTTGTTCGGGTATATTTCGCGGCTATTTCGGGCGCGTCCTTTTTTAATGCCGTTGTATCAATACGGGATGAAATAACCGCCTTATAACTTGCTTTGTGTTCAGTGCCTTGTAAAACTTCGATATTTTGCGCTCGCATGATGTTTTTAAGTTCATCTTTTAACCCGTCAATGATGGTGGCGGTTTCCTCTTGCAGCCGGGTATATTGTGCAAGCTCTCCCATGATAGTATCAATATTTTTCATTGTAAAATCTCCTTTAATTTGAATATTTCAGAATCTCGCAACATAGAAACGAATATATAAAAATGGCGATTTGTCCGCGGATTGTATGCGAGATAACCCGTATCATTTTTATATACTCGGATTATATCGCCGGGGCGCGTTTCCGATGTTTCAATAAGCATTTCGCCCGTTATCCGTGAAAATAGGCGCGGTATTCGGTTATTCATAATATATTACCTCCCTTTTATGCTTGTTTAATAAATTCGTGTAAAAGCTGCTCAAGCTGTTTTTGCTTTTCCTCGTATGAGCTTTTGTTTTCCCAGCTCATAATTTCACGGGCTTTTTGTTCGTATACATTTATGTTGTTTGCCCGTCTCCCCGGCATTCCTCGGTATCCCGTACAAATTGTCAAGCCGTCTATTTCGTATACATCGAAATTCCAGCCATACACCCCGCAAGTGTAAGCTATTGGGGAATGATTAGAGAGTAAATGCCACAAATCACAATACCCGGCGCAAACGATATTATTTGAACCGTTTACAATGGCTTTTCTTGTCGTTTTGAATTTCATTTTATTTTATCCTCCTTTATATCAACCCATCACGGGCAAATTCATGTATTCGGCTTTGTGCATTCCACAAAATGCGGCAATGTGTCGCCCCGTTGTTGCGCTCCAGCCGTCCCACATTCTCACAAGCTCCCCGGCTGCCGTCCTTTTAATAATCGGCGTGTTGTAGCTGTAAAGCGTTTCTGTTCCATCGTCCTCAATAAAAACTTTAGCTTTGCCGTAAAAACTTTTCCGGCCGTCCGTAGGAATTAAATCATAAATTTTCATTATATAACCTCCGTTCATGTTACACGTTTTCGTGTCTATGCTTATATTATACACGTTTTCGTGTCTATGTCAATAGGTTTTTTAAAATTTTTACACTTTTTCGTGTTTGTATTTTTCCGTCCTTTTACTTACAACTATAAAAATATTTAGCAAACATTAAACAGTGTGTATAACTTCCTCTATATACGCGCGTATCTATAAAAAGTTATACACACCATTTAACAAACACTAAACGCCAAACGCCAGCCGCAATTTTTCCGTGTTCCTGTTGTTTGCTCTGTTGCGGTAAAGCGTTAAAGTGATACCCGCTAAATCCGCACGATTTTGTGAAAAAATCCGCCCCGAAAATCAAGCTGAAATCTCAGCCCAATTCTCGGAGCGGGTTTGCATAGTCGATAGTCGATAGTCGAAAGTCGTTAGTCGTTCGTGTCCTCGTCAGAGTCGCTTGCCGAAAGTCGTTTCTGTTGGTCGCTTGCAATGTAGCGTTCTCTGATTTCTTCAGCGGAATAATCGTTGTCGTTCTGCTGGTTCGGTGTGAGTACGTACTCAGTCTTATCTTGGTAGCCATAGTTGTTCTTGCCGAGGAAGATTCCAGCTACCGGGTTGACCTTGCCGGAGTTCATGTAGGATTCCCACAAATTTTCGAGCAAAAAGTACGCCTTTTTAATGAGGTCGGTCACGCCCGGCGGCAACGCTGTCTTATACCCTGTACTTCCTGTTGGAGCATTATGAGTAATAGCCCACAAAGTCTGTCTGCTCATGCCATTCAACGCCATAGCCATGCCTGCAACAGTCGGTTTCATATCAGCGTTCGCATACAACGTAAAATAGTCGGAAAGTCGTTGCTGAACCTCCGATACACTTTCCATATCAATGTTTGGCATATGAAACAGTTCCATGTTAACGCTCAAGAACTTTGCATTATCCCCAGCGTCAAGGTTGAATCCATTCATCCCAATCACAGGAGAGTTGCCGCCCCTTGGTTTACCTTTCTTTTTAGGCTTCGTCTCTTTCTTTCCAACAGTCTCCTCGCTGGAAACAGTCTCCTTAGTCGCAACAGTCTCCTCGGAACTGTCTGCTAACAGCTTATCTATATCCATTTCAGTCTCCTTTCTAAAATTCTTCTTATTATAATCTTAGAAGTAGTAAAAGTAGTTGAAAATCGGTTTTTGCGTATAACTTTTATATATAGGGATTTTTCTATATAGAGGAAGTTACACGCAAAACCTTGAGAACAGCTACTTTAACTACTTGTAATAATAAGAATAACTCTTATTTGTAAAAGATTGTTTTTCAATCTTTTTCAGATAGTTTGGTAAATGTCATTTTTGATAAATACTTATCCGATTTAGATTATCTGCGTCTTTCGTCCACCACAGGCGGCAAAACACGCTTCACCTTGACAGGTTCAAGCTCTACAATGCGGTAATCTTTACCACACCCTCGAGAGAGAAAATCGCACTCTGCGAAGTAATATTCATCGTATGTGCGCATACGCTCGAAGTCCGTTCGCTGGTGTCGAGGGTAGTAGCGGTAGTCCGTACCGTAGACGAATTTACCTGTCCTCTGATTCTGAATCGCAAACATCGTCTACCTCCTTACCTGTACCTCCGAGCACTTCCTTGATATGTCTGCCGAACTCTTTAAAAGCTACACCAATAGAGTAGATGGCAAAGTCGAAGGTCTTCTCAATCTCGGGGTAGCGACTGCGGACGTATTCGGCAAGTATGTCATTTCGTGTCTTCATTTCCTAATTCATCCTCTACTTTTCAAAAAGTTTTTCGTGCGAATCGTCTTGAGAGCAGACACTTTTTTCTTATATGTCTCCGGGTACAGAATCTCAATAGTCTTGAGAATCGTTTCTGTATCAACGCTCAAATCATCGCTATCGTCCGCAATAGTGATAGTGTGCATGATTCTATTTAAGAGCATACCAGCCCGGTCATTCGTGCTTCTCATGCTGTCATAAACACCCTTTGACAGAGTGACAGTGTTTACTTCGTTACTCATATTTAACCCTCCGATTTAGATTATTTCACTTTTTGTTGTGCAACCATCGCCCGGGATATCCCCTCACAGGCGGTTAGTAAGGCGACGTTTGCTTCTTTGAGAGGAACAATTCTTGAATACATTTCCTCCTGCTGTTGTGCCAACTGTACCATCAACTCTCTATTTTCCTCTGCAAGATGGTCATATCTTTGTAGCTTGCAAAGAAGTCTATCTTTGATATTTTCATCAATAGGTAGAGCTTCGATTTCCTCCTGTAAAGTCATTTCTCTAACATTGTCACTCATGCTTAAATTCCTCCTCAAGAATCTTCTCAAGCTCCCTCGTGCCGACAGCTTTCATATAGGTGTGCGGAGCTTTGACGGTAGATACCTTGATTGCACTCTCGGCAATACGAGCCTTGAGACGTTCCTGTAGAGAAACGTTCTGAAAACCTTCAATCTGTATTGCTACATTGTGAGAAGGAATCGTGCCGTGATTGAAAAGTCGTATATCGTCCTTCCCGAGCCATTTCTGCCACTTACCACAAGCGGAGCAGTAAATCCCGGTCTGATTGCCGTGTTCCTCGATGAAGAACTCTTTACCACCACATTTGCAAACCATTGTCGTCATTTTCTATACCTCTTTTCTGCGGACTGAATCCGCTCGTAGATGTCCTCAAGAGACTCCGTAACCACGATATAATCATCCTCGCCGAAAGAGACAGCGTTCTTACCCTGTACACAGGTGATAGCAGTGACAAGGTTAAGATTTACAAGTACCTGTCCGATAGTCGGACATGTGAGCCAAATGAACATTGTCATACCTCCTCAGTTATCCACACACAGAATGATACACGGCTTCCAGTACGGGTCGTATTCGGCAACCGTTTTCTTCACAAGAGCGTCAAACTCCTCATCGGTGTAATCAACATCGACAAGGGAGTCTGCGACAGCTTCCTCAAACTCGTCCCTGTCGGTGTAGCACATACAGTCGTTGACCGTCTGAGCACAGTCAAGAAATTCCCCCTTGTATGCCTTGATGTAACTGCAACACATATAAGAGTAGTCTCCGATGTTGGCGACCTCTCCCGCAAAAACGAGAAGTGGGAGGGTAGGGTTCTCGCGGATAAGTTGACGCAGTTCGTCAGCAGAATGGAATAGCCCAGTAGGGCGGCGTTCATCGTTTGTCATTTCGATACCTCCTCGTAATCATCAAACTTAACCTCCTCAAAAATGTCGAGAGAAACGGTGATTTCGTCCTCCTCGGTATCGTCTACGGCAACATAACCAATGCCGTCACATTCAGTAGACAACTGTGAACAGTCTAAATCTTCCCCCGTTGCTTCGATGAAGCTGTTACGGTCAATTTCGACCACTTTAAAATATCGTGCCATTATTTCACTTCCTCTTTGATAATTCTGATTTCAATCTCTCAATTTCTGTCTTTTGGCGGTCGATAAAGCTGGATTGCCGCATAATGAGGTTATAAACACCCTCGGGAATACAATAATATTGTTTCTCGCCGTATACCCCTTTTGTACTATTTTGGATTGTGAGTTCATATATCTCATCTGTGTTTTTAAATAAATTTCCAATTGCCTTTATGATTTCTTCATCAGTAAATTCCTTATCGGTCATTTACAACACCTCCTTCAATTTCAGACCACAATAAGTCGCATAACCGCTCGAGGTCGATTTCCTGTCGAACCACTCCGGGTGACGCTCCATTTCAGAATTGAACTTACGAGCCGACAGAATATAAGCACCCTCGGACTTCGCCCAAATCTTGAAAGCGTTGTATAAGTCTTTTGCCTTGATAACTGCCATTTTATCTCGAGTGCCGTACTCGTTATCTGTTTCTGACACTCGCTCACAGCGGCTTTCAAGAAACTGCAATACGAGGTCGTTATCACGCTCGTATTTGGTGACAACCGATTTCAGACTACCACTCATTACAAGTCCACGTTCCTTGTAGTGGATATACCCACGCACCAGCCACATAAAAATGCCGCTCATGTTGGACTGCTCACACAGCTCGTCCTTTAGGTGGGTGTCCTGCTCCTTCGGTGTAAAGTGGCGATTGAACTCTATCACTTTGATACGCTCGGAAGCGAACAGGGACTTGTCTGTCACCATCGGAAGGTCGTTACAGGAAAGCCATAACGTAAATTGTGGCTTGAATGTGATTGCCGACTGATACAGCGCACGAGCGGAGATTTCCTCGCCGCCTGTAAGCTGTTTGATTTTCTCCTCGTCCAGCTTGCCGTATTCGTTGCTCTCGGACATTGTGACGAAGCGTTTGCCCTTCAACCCGGCGAGGGTAGGGCTGGCAGCTTCTGCGTCCTTCTGACGGTCTCCACGGCAAATCATACCGACCGGGGCTACCTTAGCATAGTCACCGAGCATAGTCTCAATGGTGTTGAGGAGAGTAGACTTACCGTTACGGGTGGTCTTGCCGTGAAGAATAAACATACACTCCTCGTTGCTCATACCCAGCATGGAGTAGCCCAACGCCCTTTGAAGGAAGTCCGCCTTGTCCTCGTCATTCTGTGTGACCTCTTTAATGAACTTCTCCCAGCGTTTACACTTAACCGTCTTGGAGATAGTATGGTTAAATGCTGTCTGCATGGTGAGAAAATCGTCCCATCTATGTTCTCGGAAAGAGAAGTCTTGAAGGTCGTATGTACCATTGAGACAGTTAATGAGGTAGGGGTCTGCGTCAAACTGCACAGCAGAGATACGAAGCTCACCTGTTGCGTCCTTGAGGATTCTGTCTCGCATACGTCTGTCACCCATCTTATTGACGAACCCTATATAGGACTTTCGAGTATCATCGTCCTCGATTTCTCCACAGTAGAGAATCATCAGACGGACGAAATCTTTAATCTTCTCGGACACGAGAATCGCTCCCTCGTCCTTACGCCATGCTCCCTCGTGATAGGTGTACCAGCTCTTGTGTTCCGGGCAGTAGCGAGCTTCGTGAGAGTAGAGCAAACCAAACAGGTTTGCCATACCCATTTCAGACCATTCAAAGCCGCTGGAAGTCTCGTCAGCCTTTTCCGGGTGATACTGCTTGATAAGGTACATCTTTGAAGATAAATCCTCGTCCATAATGACACGACCATTTTGTGTCTCAAAAAGCTCTTGCATTACTTATCACCCTCCTTGACCATCTTGGTCTCATTTCGTTCGGATTCAAGAATGTTTCCTCTTTTATTAAACAATGCAAATACTCAGTCGTTTCTTTTCCTGAAATATTTCTGTTTTCGTCTTTATCCGCCTTAAATCGCCTATAAGATTGAGTGAAACATCTATATGTTCCGTATCTCGACATTATATTTTTTATTGCATCCA